TGAATTTAAATTATAAACCTGCTATTGAAATTGCGGAAGAAGAAGCAATAAATACCTTGTTTGAAGACAATCATTATCAAGACATTAGAAAAAGATTAGACTACGATATTACTGTTTGTGGTATTGCATGTGCAAAACATGAATTTCTTGAGGGTAATGGAGTTACTATATCTTATGTAGACCCTGCAAATCTTGTTTATAGTTATACTGAAGATAAGCATTTTAAAGATTGTTTTTATTGGGGAGAAATAAAAACTTTACCCATAATAGAGTTAATTAAAATTGACCCTACATTAACAAATGAAGATTTAGAAGAAATAAGCAAATACAGTCAAACTTGGTATGATTATTTTAATACAGCACAGTATTATCAAAACAGTATTTTTTATAGAGATACAGCTACGGTTATGTATTTTAATTATAAGACTACTAAAGAGTATGTATACAAAAAGAAAAAACTAGATGGTGGCGGAGCTAGAGTAATTGAAAAAGATGACCAATTCAATCCTCCTGATGAAATTCAACAAGAAGGTAATTTTGAAAAAATAAGTAAACGAATTGATGTTTGGTATGAAGGCGTTATGGTTATGGGTACTAATTATATTTTAAAATGGGAATTATCTAAAAATATGGTTAGACCAAAGTCCGCATCTCAACATGCAATGCCTAATTATGTAGCAGTTGCTCCTCGAATGTATAAGGGAAGTATCGAGTCTTTAACTAGAAGAATGATACCTTTTGCAGATTTAATACAGATAACTCATTTAAAGCTACAGCAAGTTATCGCTAAAACAGTCCCTGATGGTGTTTATATTGACGCTGACGGACTTAATGAGGTCGACCTAGGTACGGGTAACGCTTATAACCCTGAAGACGCTCTACGGCTTTATTTTCAAACAGGTAGCGTTGTAGGTAGAAGTTATACTCAAGATGGTGAATTTAACAACGGTAGAATACCAATCCAACAACTTACATCTAATAGCGGAGCAAGTAAAACACAAATGCTTTTAACTAATTATAATCATTATATGGATATGATTAGAACAGTAACAGGATTAAATGAAGCGAGAGATGGTTCAACACCAAACCCTGATGCTTTAGTAGGGGTACAAAAACTTGCTGCATTAAATTCTAATACAGCTACTAGGCACATACTAGATGCAAGTTTATATTTATATAGAACTCTTGCTGAAGCGTTATCTTACAGAGTAGCTGATGTTTTAGAATATTCATCATATAAAGAAGAATTTATAAATCAGATAGGTAAATACAATGTTTCAATATTAAATGAAATAAAAGATTTATATATATATGATTTCGGTATTTTCATTGAGGTATCTCCTGACGAAGAAGAAAAAGCTATGTTAGAACAAAATATACAAATGGCTTTATCAAAACAAGATATAAACTTAGAAGATGCTATTGATATTAGAGGTTTAAGGAATATAAAACTTGCTAATCAATTACTCAAAATGAAACGAAAAAGAAAAAAAGAGGATGATGAAAAGCGAGAAATGACTAAACAAGCAGTCTTAGCTAAACAGCAACAAATGTCGCAACAAATGGCAGCTCAAACTGCTATGCAAAAAATTCAAGCAGAAGGTCAAATGAAAATGCAATATCGACAAGCGGACATAGCATTTGAAATAGAAAAAATGAAAGTTGAAGCTCAATTAAAACAAAGCTTAATGGCAGAAGAATTTGAATACAATATGCAATTAAAAGGACAACAAGATGCTGCTTTGTCGCAAAGAGAAAAAGATAGAGAAAAAGCTAAAGCAGATAGGATTAGTCAACAAAATACTGAACAGTCTAATTTGATAAATCAAAAGAAAAATAATCTTCCTCCACAAAGTTTTGAATCTAATGAGGATAGCTTAGACGGCTTTAATTTATCAGAATTTGACCCTAGATAATACCTTAAAATAAATATTAGAGAATGTTTAACTTTGTACCAAATTAAAATTAAATCAAATGAATTTAGAAAATATTAAAGTAAGAGAAGTAAGTTCGCCTGAAAAAGGTAAAGCTGAAATAGAGCAAGAGCTGTTAGATAAAAAAGCTCAACAAGATGCTCAAGAATCACAAGTTGTTGAAGAACAAGTTGTTGAAGAAACTAAAACTGTAGAACTTGATGACAATTCAGTTCTAGAGTATTTAGGAAAAAGATATAATAAAACCATTAATTCATTTGATGAGTTAATGCAGGAAAGAGAAGAACAAGAGGTTTTACCTGAAGATGTTTCATCTTTTCTAAAATATAAAAAAGAAACAGGTAGAGGAATCGAAGATTATGTTCGATTGAACAGAAACTTTGATGACATGCAACCTGATAATTTGTTAGCTGAGTATTACCTAGCAACTGATGAAGCTATAGATTCAGAAGATGTAGACGATTTGTTAGATGAGTTTAGATGGGATGATGATGTAGATGATGAAAAAGTTGTTAAGAAAAAAAAGTTAGCAAAGAAGAGAGCTGTTGTTCAAGCTAAGAAATATTTTAACGAACAGAAAGAACAGTATAAACAACCCCTTGAGTCAAGTGCGGTTGTTAGTTCTGATGAGAGTAAAAAAATTGAAGAGTATGAACAATATCTTAAGAGTGTAAGAAGTAATGAGGAAGAGACTAGAAAAAAACAAGATTGGTTTTCTAAAAAAACTGACGAGGTTTTTTCAAGTGAGTTCAAAGGTTTTGAGTTTACCGTAGGCGATAAAAATGTTACCTATAGTCCCGGTGATGCATCCGAAATGAAATCGAAACAATCTAATGTTTTAAACTTTATAAATAAGTTTATAGACCAAGATACAGGTTTGATGAAAGATGCACAAGGTTACCACAGAGCTTTATCACTAGCTATGAATCCTGAGAAGTTTGCTAAATTCTTTTATGAATTAGGTCAAGCGGAAGGAGTTGAAGATGTAGTCCGTAAAACAAAAAATGTTAGTATGGATATTCGTAAGACTCCTGAAACTGCAACAACTCAAGGAGGAATGAAAGTTAGAGCTTTAAATACCGACTCAGGTCGAGGTTTAAAGATAAAAAGTATGAGAAAAAAATAAGTAACAATTAAAAATTATTAATTATGGCAGTATTAGCAAGTCCAACGTATCAGTTGCAGCCAAGTGCACAACAGGTAGCGTTGTCGTCAAACTATATTACTAATGCTCAATTTAACTTTTTGAATCAGTATCTTCCTGATACTTATGAAAAAGAGTTTGAGAGATATGGTAATAGAACTGTTTCATCATTCTTAAGAATGGTAGGAGCAGAAATGCCTTCTAACTCTGACCTTATCAAATGGGCAGAGCAAGGTAGATTACATATTAAATATGTAAACTGTACTTTAGGTGGTGCAGGTGCAGGTGCAGCTTCAGAAACTTTTACAGTTCCTGCAGCACAAATTGACCCTGCAAGACAACCATCAGGTTCAGTAGCACCGGCAGGTGCAGCAGGACAAATCGGTATCAGAAAAGGTCAAACAGTAATGATTTCTGATGATACAGCAGGTTCTGCATTAAACAACAAAGGTATCGTAACTGCAGTTACAGCAACTACTTTTACAGTAGCAATGTATGAAGCAGCAGGTTTAGCAGCTTACGCAGGTACAGTATCAGTTTTCATTTATGGTTCTGAATTTAAAAAAGGAGTAAATGGAATGGAAGGTGGATTAATTTCTAACGATTTCATTTTTGAAAATTCTCCAATTATCTTAAAAGATAAGTACCAAGTATCAGGTTCTGATATGGCACAAATCGGATGGATAGAAGTTCAAACTGAGGATGGAGCGTCAGGATACTTATGGTATCTAAAATCAGAGCACGAAACTAGATTACGTTTCGATGATTATCTAGAAACAGCAATGGTAGAAGCTGTACCGGCAGAAGCAGGTTCAGGTGTTGCTACACAAGCTGTATATGCAGATGCAGGTAACAAAGGTTCTGAAGGTGTATTCTACGTTGTAGAAGCTAGAGGAAATGTTTGGGGTGCAGGTAATCCTTCTGATTTAGCAGGATTTGACAGCATTATTTCAAGATTAGACAAGCAAGGTTCAATTGAAGAAAATGTAATTTTCGTTAATAGAGCATTCTCGTTTGATATTGATGATATGTTAGCAGCTCAAAATTCTTATGGTGCAGGTGGTTCTTCATATGGACTATTTGACAATGATGAAGAAATGGCGTTAAATTTAGGATTTACAGGATTTAGAAGAGGTTATGACTTCTATAAGTCTGAGTGGAAATACTTAAATGACCCAACAATGAGAGGTGGATTAGTAGGTGGAGCAATAAATGGACTATTAGTTCCTGCAGGTTCTACTACAGTTTATGACCAAATTTTAGGTAAAAACGCTAAAAGACCTTTCTTACATGTTAGATATAGAGCTTCAGAAGCTGAAGATAGACGTTATAAGTCTTGGATTACAGGTTCTGCAGGTGGAGCTTCAAACAAAGATTTAGATGCAATGGAAGTTAACTTCCTTTCTGAAAGATGTGTTTGTACTCTAGGTGCTAACAACTTCTTCTTATTTAAATCATAAGGAGTATATATAATTAAGGGAGGATTAACCTCCTCCCTTTTTTTTTAATCTAATTAAATTATAATAAAATGAAAAAGACAAAAGAATTTGTAGACAAAGTCTACCGCCTAGTTGGCGAGAAATATCCCTTAGCTTTTATGTTGGCTACTCAACATAGTAGAAGATTTCCCTTAATGTATTTTGATAATGATACAGGTGTTAACAAACCTCTTCGTTATGCAAGAAACCAAAAATCACCATTTGTTGATGAACAAGACGGTAATGTTATTTTAGAACCGATTGTGTTCGAAGATGGAATGCTAGTTGTTCCTAAAGAAAACCAAGTGTTGCAAGAGTTTCTTTCAATTCATCCACAAAACGGTGGTGTGTTTGAAGAAGTAGATAAAGGTAAAGAAGCTGCTGAAGATGTAGAAACATTATATGCTGAGGTAGATGCATTAATTCTTGCTAGAGAAATGACATTAAATCAATTAGAAACAATTGGAAGAGTGTTGTTTGGTGATATAAGCAAACTAACTACAGCTGAATTAAAAAGAGATATGTTAGTTTTTGCAAGAAAATATCCTACTGATTTAGTAAATATGGTTAATGACCCCATGTTAAAATTATATTCTAAGGTTCAATTATTTTTTGACAATAGACTATTAGTTTATAAAAATGGAAAAAAAGACGTACACTTTAATACCACTTCAAATAAAAAGAGAATGGTAAGTATTCCGTATGGAGAAGACCCTATATATATTGTGTCTTCTTTTCTTCAATCTGACGATGGTATAGAAGCTTTAAAGCTACTAGAAAAACGGCTAGAAGACAAGTAATTTAAGAAGGGGATGAAAAAATCATCCTCTTTTTTTTTTCCTTATCTTTGTAAAAAAGATAACAGATGATACAACAGGTTTATGACGCTGTTCTTGCTATTTTAAATAAAAATAACTATGGTTATTTATCACCGGCAGATTTTAATTTATATGCTCAACAAGCTCAATTAGATTTGTTTGAAGATATATTTTATCAGTTTAATAATCAAGTTAATAAAGAAAATTTAAGAGGTTCAGGAACAGGTTATGCGGATATTAAAAAAGGAATTGTAGAAGTAATTGATATGTTTTCTGTTACTGCAGCATTAACACATATTGCTGACAATACTTTTAATATGCCGTCAACTGTAACTACAGGGTCTGATTTTTATTTTATAAATAAAGTTTTGTGTTATGATGCTGCCGGTACTACATTTACAGGAGAAGCTGAAAGAGTAAGTCAAAGTAAAATAACAATGTTAAATAATTCTTTATATACTGCTCCAACTACAACTTTTCCGGCATACACAACTCAAGGTAGTACAATGACTGTATTTCCTACCACTATTAATGCAGCAAATATGGTACAATCACAATACATTAGGTATCCTAAAACTCCCCAATGGACATATGTATCACTAGGTGCAGCTCAACAACCACAATTTAGCGTAACAGCTAGTTATCAAGATTTTGAACTCCCTCTAGATTATTTTCAAGATTTAGTAAATAAAATATTACAATTTGCAGGTATGGAGATTAGAGAAGGGGATGTAGTTCAATTTGCTTTAGGACAAGAACAGATAGAAAACCAAGATGAACAATAATGGCTTATATTACAGATTATCAATATTATACAAATAACAATACCAACCCCGAAGATGCAAATTGGGGTTCATATCAGTACATTAGTTTAGACGATGTGGTGACTAATTTTCTATTAATGTATAATGGAAACCATTCTTTAGTGAATAATGAAGAAAGATATAAAATATTATTTCACGCAAAAAGAGCAATTCAAGAATTAAACTACGATGCATTTAAAGAAATAAAAGCTTTAGAACTACAGGTTACAGATTCATTACGATATATATTACCTGCTGACTATGTAAATTGGGTAAGGGTTTCTATGTATTATGATGGATATTTAAGACCGCTTGTTGAAAATATACAAATTAATTCTGCAAGTGCGTATTTACAAGACCATCAAGGTAATATTTTATTTGACCATTTAGGTAATATTTTAAAACCTCAGTATTCTGAGCTAACAAGACAAAGATTAACGGGTGTTCAAAAAACACAATATTTAAATCAAGGTGCTCCTTATGATGGTTATTGGGGGTGGCAAGTAGACGGAGTATGGTATTTTGATATGGCTATAGGTGCGTCTTGGGGTTTAAATACAGAAACAGCTAATGCTAATCCTACATTTACTATTGACAAAAAAGCCGGTGTAATAAACTTTAGTTCTGCGATGAATGATAAACTAGCAATTTTAGAATATATTTCAGACGGAATGGAAAACGGTGATGATTCAAAAATAACAGTAAATAAATTATTTGAAGAATATATATATGCGGCTATTGAATTTTCTATATTAAATAGTAAACTTGGTGTTCAGGAATATATTGTAAATAGAACTCGAAAAAGAAAATCTGCTTTATTAAGAAATGCAAAAATAAGATTAAGTAATATACATCCGGGTCGTTTATTACAAAATCTGAGAGGTCAAGATAAATGGATAAAGTAAGATGGGTAAAATACAAAGAAATTTCGTACAGGGAAAAATGAATAAAAGCGTTGATGAACGCTTAGTTCCTAATGGACAATATATAGACGCATTAAATGTAAGACTTGGTTCAACTGAAAATTCAGAAATAGGTTCAGTTGAAAATTCTAAAGGTAACACACCGCTTACTACATTAAATTTTGGCGAAGACCTTAGTAATCAAGCAAAATGTATTGGTGCTTATGAGGACGGAGCAAATCAAACAATTTATTGGTTTGTACATGACCCTGCATTTACTGTAGGTGCAACAGGAAAAATAGACATGATTGTTTCTTACGATGTAGAATATGATAGTTTAACCTATCATGTTATAAGTATGGATGATGCAACCGGTAATCAAAAAACTATTTTAAATTTTAATCCTACATATTTAATTCACAGTATAAATAAAGTAGAAGACATGTTGTTTTTTACAGATAATTATAATCCTCCTCGTTTTATTAATGTAAAAAGAAATTATCCAATTCCTATAGGTAATGTTGACCAAATAACAGCTGAGTCTTTATTGGTAATTAAAAAACCACCTATTATCAGTCCTCCAATATCTATGTATAATGCAGCAGGAGAAAATACTTTTTTAGAAAACAAAATACTTTGTTTTGCATATAGATACGAGTATGGAGATAATGATTTTTCAGCAACTTCACAATGGTCAAAACCTGCGTTTATTCCTAAAACATTTGGACTGAGTAGTTCTGATTATACCAATGAAGGAATGGAGAATAGTAGAAATGGTGTAGAGATAACATTTAATACCGGAGGACCTTTAGTAAAAGGAGTAGAAGTTTTATTTAAAAATTCAGGAGATTCTGTAATTAAAGTTATTGATAATTTTAATAAATCTGAATATGGATATGTTGACAATCAAGACGTAACTATAACTTTTGATAGCAATCAAATTTTTACTGTATTGCCAACCGACCAAATAGGTAGGTTATACGACAATGTTCCTTTAAAAGCGGTTACACAAACTTTAATGGGTAATAGATTAATTTATGGTAATTATTTTGAACAATATAATTTAGTAGACTATCAAGGTGTAGCTGTAGATTTAGATTATACTATAGAATTAAAAAGCGAAGATATTGGTTCGTTTGACTTAACAGAAACCAAAATAAGTTCTGACTATACATTTGACTCAACGTCAGGAACTCAAAGCGTTGCTGACTCTGCTGTTACTATTGATTTAACAGAAATGAATTTAGTTGCAGGTGGATTATTAGAAATGGATATTATATTTCAACACGCTCAATTTACGGGTTCAGGAGGTCCTTCTGCTCAAACCTCTAGCACAAATATATCTTTTTCATTTAATCTAGTTTTAAATTACCCTAATGCTTTTGCCATGGCGAACTCAACTGAGTTTATCAATACTGTTGGAACATCATCATCAGTTTCAACTATTGCAAATTCTTGTACCGGAAACACATGGACAGACACATGGAATTGTGATATGCCAAACAATTTAGACACATATTTTGCATACAACTCAGGTATAACGCCTGAAGCATATCCTAATGTTGGTCCTATCAATATAATAACCGACCCTACAAATGTTAATATTTTTACTTTGCAATTTCCTGCAATGGCTTGGTCGGATTGTGATGCTTCAAGTTGTACGCCAACAAATATTGTATATGAATATTTTAAAATTTCTACTGTACAAGCTACATATAGAGAAAAAGGTGAAACTGAAAGTTTACATAGTGATTTTGATTATGCTGTAGGAATAGTATACATGGATGAATTTAACAGGTCATCAACTGCCTTACTTGCACCTAACGCAAGTTTACATGTACCTTGTAGTGAAGCTGAAAGAAAAAACAGAGTCGAAGTGTCTATACCTTCTAATATGAAACCGCCTTATTGGGCACATAGATACAAATTTGTTCTCAAACCAACAAATACCACATACAATACTATATATGCTAATATATTTTTTAATGACCCCGCTACTAGTGCGACTTACATTTTATTAGAAGGTGAAAATAATGAAAAGGTTAGCGAAGGTCAAAGACTTAGAGTAAAAGCAGATACCAACGGTCCTTTACAAAGATGTGCATACGCTACCATATTAGAAAAAAAATCACAAGCTGCAGGATTTATAACGATACCTTCTAGCATAGGTTCAGGAAATACTGTTGATATACCTGCGGGTACATACGCAAAAGTTATAGCTAATGATTTTACAACGGTTGCTTTAAACTCAGATGGTACAGCAGCAGAAGATTTAGCAATAATAGAAATAGATAGAACAACATATACAGATAGTGGAGGACAATCTGTATTTAATGCTGTAAGGGTAAATGTGCTTGATACTACTACAAATCTATTTGTTGATTACGATATTCCACAAGGAACTAGAATTACTATGTTTATAAAATTTACTAGATTAGGACCGGGTGGAGGTAATGGAAATTGTGAAAGAAGAATTTATACTTTAGATTTTAATTTTACATCAAGTCAAACATACGCAAATTTTGCAGATTGGTTTAATGGAGATAACATACAACAATATTTAGATGATGGTACTTGGGTTGGTGGAGGTAGTCCTGCAGCAGCAGCTCCAACTAACGAGTATGATTCTACGTTATTTAGTAATGCTTTCACAGCGTATCCTACTGCAGCCGAAGCAGGTATGTCAGCAGATTCTGTAACTATTAATAGGTATAAATTTGTTAGAAGTACAACTGACAATGGACTTTATTTTTGCTGTACAGGAACAGAAAGTTGTCGTGGTCTTTTTTCTAAGAAAAAAAGAAGGTCTACAGCTGAAGTTCAATTTGTAATTTTTAGAGCTGAAAGCACATTAATATTTGAAACCGAGCCACAGGAAGCTTTACCTGATGTGTTTTATGAAGGTGACCAAAGTTACCCAATATTAAATCCGGGATTATCAAATGCAAGACATGGTGGTGGAACTGCCCAACAAATTGCTGATGGTAATGTTAGTCAAACAGGTGCAGTAGCAGGATTAATTAAAAGCACTTTATTTAATTGCTATGCTTTTGGAAATGGAGCAGAAAGTTATAAAATATTAGATAGAGTAGGCGGTGCAGAATTATCTCCCGGCAATAGAGTTACTACAGTTTCAAATCAAAATTATAGAGAAATGCATAGATTTGCAGACCTCACATATAGTGGAAGATTTAGTGACGAATCTAATATTAATAGATTAAATGAATTTAATCTTAGCACATCAAACTTTAAAGTATTGGAAGATTCATTTGGCTCAGTACAAAAATTATTTGGTAGAGAAACAGATGTATTAGTATTACAACAAGATAAAATTTCTTATGTTTTAGCGGGTAAAAATTTATTATCAGATTCTACGGGTGGT